TTTTTTTTTTTTTTTTTTTTTTTTTTGCAGAAAAATGCCAGCCGGATGTGCCCTAAAGCACAAGACCGACAATAAATGTGGGCTTCTTCTTCACATCCTAACAAAAACACTATATACACAAGCCGCGCGACCAATTTAATAGGAAGCCGTCACGAAAAACGAAATGAAAATGATACGGGAAAACATGTAATAAATTAAATGTCCTCTGAATCCCGCGCTTACGCTCCGGGGGGAAACAAGAGTAGAAATGACTGAAAACCGGAAGAAAGGAACATCATTTCGTAAGCGTGGAATAGGATCTTAAAACACAATCTTTCCACAAGGATTGTGAGTTCTCGGATTTAACCGCCGAGAGCGGCGTAATACATTGGAGGAACTCCAACAAACATGCCGAAATTAAAATCATCTCCGACATGTCGCATGATCGTTGTATTCAAATTACCGACCGTGCTAACATACATTCCAACAAGAGAGTCTGACTGACCATCTTGACCAGGTGTAAATGCTGTAACCTGACTAGGGGCTGTTGATGCCATGTGCGTCATAACTGGATTTGAATGGTTCTGGTTATAAAAAGGAGTAGAAAACGAAATACCCCACTTCGTTAAACCAGCCGAAAAGGATCCACCGCCCATAGCTCTAGTGGCAATAGCATAAGCAGTAGCAGCAGTAGCTGAGGAATACCCACTCTTAATCAACCGAGTGGTATCTGCACCAGCTTCATCCGCATGCAGCTTATGATAAGACCACTGAACCAAAGAATCAATATCCGTAATGTTTGTAACATTAATAGGAATGGCATTAAATCGAAAAGATCCACGATAAAACGCAAAAAGCGAAGCTATAACACTAGTCATATCTATACCATTGGATAAAGATACTTCGGCACTAGCTCCAGAACTAATATACAAACCAAATTGATCAGGATAAAAATATAGCGTCTTGGAATTAGAATAGGCTAAATAGGGGCTTGGTCTCTTTAAAAGTTGACGTAGCGAAGTAATTACTTCACCAATACAACACGCCTCTTCATTGAACAAAGAAGGCTTAGAAACGGCAGTACCAATGACACCAGAATTGACTTTCTCATCTCCACCTCCCATTTGAGGAGCTGCGAGATAAGCTTGAGGAGCAATAGGGGCCCACGTATGAAAACGTGGACCAGCAAATGCCAAATCATCAGCACCTGCAACCTCAGTCAATATCTTAACGTCATTGGCAACACCATCTGGAGAAATCAATTGCGCTTGAATATAACACGCAAGATAACCAAAAGGAGCACCATCAAAACCAACAAGACTGTTCTGTTTCCAGGATGTAGTCGATACCCAGGGAATTTCAATCTCCCACTCAACATCATCCCTAACATCAATAACAGTCTTCTGAACATAGGAAAGATTCGCGTATGTAACTTCAGCACCTGTAGAATCAATAGTAGGATCACAAGGGAAGAAACCAAAAATAAGTCGACCAGAATGAAACTCAGTCTTAACCAACTTAAATTTAAACTTCAAACCCCCACGATAATACGTAAACATTTGAGCGAGGAAGCTAACAGGTGTAAAATTATAAACAGGAAGCGTATTAGTATCCACAGTACTAGAATAATAGTTACATGGAGACAACGGAATCTTAAAAAGCAAGTCACCTTGTCCCCCAAGTTCAGTCCAGGTATAAACTTTCCAAAATGCATATATGGACTTAAGATAATCAATGGATAATTCATCCTTATCAGTACCAGCAAAACCCGGTAAGATATCAATGTGATTATCCTGTCTTAAAGCCATGTTAACTGTTTGCTCGTGAGCATCACAGTTCGGCATAGTGTTAAATATCTCCAAATGAACATTCCTGACAGGTTCTATAATGTTTGGCTTAGACCAACCGAACATACTAGCAACTCCTCCAAGAGCATCAGCCATCCAAGAAACAGGCGCGGCTAAAGCACCAAGAGAAGGAACACGAGAAGCAGAATCAGCTATAACACGAATGTTGTTAGCTACCTTCTCAACAGGACCAGGAGCAAAAATTTCCATACCAAGAACATCCTTAGCACCATTAAACAACTTCGCACTAGTACCACGATTATCACGATTTCCACCACCCATTTGAGGAGCCATATTTCCATACAGCTCAACATCTTCATAATGAACCCATAAAGTATAAGAACAAGCAGTGGCAGAACTACCAACCTGCATAGCCATATAAGGATACATAATAATTTTACCAGGCACTTGCTTAGTAAAAGTAGAAGCAAACTTGGTGACGGGAGTTGAATTCGCATAACACGTATACGGAACACGCAATTGCACTTGAGTATCACGAGATAAATCAAGTTCCACATGCATCAACTGAGTAACTTGGGTAGCAGAATGCAAACGCATTCGCAAATTCCAAGCTTGAGCAGGATCAGTCGAAGCAGCACCAGCAGTAGGTAAATAAGCCAGAATATATCTCCCAGCCTGAAAACGAGTAGCATTGACCTGTAAAGTGAACACAGAAGTAGCACGAAAAGAATGCACTCCAACTATCTTATTCCACATTATGGTGTTAGTCTTAATCGGATCAAAAACACCATAAGTTGCAAAAGTACTAGCAACATCCAAAGGGGACAAATAACCGGACTGAACAATAATAGGCTTTCGAAGATACATCGCTATATCTGGGTAAGTCCCATCATCACCGGTTGACCTCAAAGACCGTGGTAAAACAGCTTGAGCGGCTTGAGTAACATCTTTAGACTCTGCCTCAGCGGCATTAGTCATTGTAGCACCCAAGACAGTAATAGAATCTGAACCCTGACCAGCAGGAGCTCCAGAACTAGAAGTACTAACATTAGCAGAATCATCAGTAGCCATAACCACTGACATTCCGCTCTGAGGAACAAAAATCTCCGTTTTAGTATCTTCCACGCGAGATGACGTAGGAAGAACATTTTCAAAAAGATCACTCTCTACACTTTGAAAATATGGTGTAAAGTAGGAAATACGAGTATAATTGTAATTCATAATGGGTTAGGTAGTTGCTTAAGATACCAGCTAAGTTTCAGTTTAAAGACTTGATGGTCTAAAATTCGTTTAGAAAAACCACTTTTCTCCAGCCGTATTAGCGAACTGGATGTCATAAGGATCAGCACGAGCTTTAATAAACTCCTTATCACAAGCGTCCACGATACGTTTAGACCACATATCGTAGATCTCTCTACCATGCAACGCAAGTTCCATGATAGAGGTTTGAACATTACTCTCAGTAATTGGAATAGCTTGATCTCGCTTAGTCCAATAAGGCATTTCTAGAATGACAGACATTTCTAGAGGAGCAACATACCTTGAACAAGAATCATCAAATCTAAAACATCGTTTTAGAAAAGAAACTTCAGTAATATGACGTAATTCACCAACAGAAACCGTTTTAAGTTCGTTGGTATATGTTAAACCAAATTCCTTCATCCACTTTTCTAAATTCAAATCATTAAACTTGTCAATCCAACCTTCAGCTACACTGTAAACATTATCGTCACCAAGCATTATAGTATATATATTTTCGAGGAAACGCGATAACGACGATATATCATCATCATTAGCACGATACCAACAATATCTAAATGCTATAGCATTATACATAGTATTTACAAGAGCAGTCAAAGGATGACCAGAAGGTAAGGACATTACAGCAGTATATATGATATTAGAAGTCAAATGACGACCTTGAACTAACTCGGCCCATAAAACTTCACGTATCAAGGCATTCTCTTCACCATCATCATACCATTTATTGATTACCTCAAGAATGGCATGGTGTACTACTGGTTTTTCCGAACCATCATAAGCACTATAATCTCCAGCGCCTACGTTCTTCATATTACGCCCAAAAGATTCCAACTGAGTAGCAATAACATGCCACTCTGCTGAATAAGGATTTACACCAATAGCAGAACCATTTAGAATTCTGTTTTTGGTAAACCAATTGCAAAAAGCACCAAAGTACATTCGTACAATAATCAGATAGTTGAGAGGACCCGCATTAACCATGCGAGTTTTCCCAGCTAACACCTTCTCAATCGGACGTCTTTCATCTTTCAAGAAATCAATAAAGATGTGTTCAGAACGAACACCAACTCGAGCTTTCTCAATTATCCCTTCGCAAACGTTCTTAAGAACTTTTGCTTGAGGACGAGAAAGATCATATTCTTCACCAATTCCAAGCCAATAACGTTTACCAGGAATACGACGAACAGCAGGATCGAAAACATACGGATATCCCGGACTAGTGTTCCTAGAAATGGAACCATAGTCAGGATCATCTGGCAAACCGCACACAGCTTCTTCAAAGCTATATACACGCTTGTCAACAGAACAAACTGCAGTGGATTTCAAATCCTCATAATAGGTCATAGCTATATTATGGACCAGATCACTCGAAAGATTCCAAGTCCCAACAGCAACCTTATCATACGCCTTCGCTTTGACAGAGATCTTCTCGCCACCAATATTCGCATACCTTAAATATGCTGGTATTGTGGTGTGAGGACCCCAAGCATCAAACAAAGGAGACTTAACAATTTTACTAGAAGGCGGATCATTCTGAGTATGAATACTAGTATGAGCTAAACGAAACTTGTTATTAAAAAGAGTCATCGGTTCATACAAATCGATATGATCATCGACAGTATCAATCTGATACATCTGCGGAACAGCAGCTAAAGCTTCTTCGAGATACTCTCTCACCAAAGCAGCAGCAATACCAATTCTAGGAGAACTGGTAGTTCCCGCAACATGCATTCCTATAATTTTAGCTATAGGCTCACTTCGATCTTGAACATACAAAGGAGTTCCACAATCACCATAATCAGTACTACTTTTATAAGTATAGCAACTCGAGATTTCATAATATCCCGAATCTGGATGATTGACTGGCCTATTCCTCTTCGGAAAAACATCGAAAATAGCTTGAGTATCTCGGTGATCCTCAAAACCCATAAGAAAACCAGTCTTCGCACGTAACGAATAATGATAAGCTCTGGGAGCGATGTTTTTCAAAATAGAACGATATGTTCTAGCCGAATCAGGGGGAAGCGTAAAGAAAGCCTGATCAAGTCGAGACAAATTGGGAGTAAACACCCATTTTGTATCATCAAAGAAATACTCAGAAGAAACAAAAGTCTCTATAAGATGATCAGGAGAAGAAGATCTAAACGAAAGACGTATACAAGCACCTTCATAACCAACGCGCTTCGCACGAGCTTTCCCTAAAACACTAAAGTGTCTAGGTACAAGCATCATACGATCCGCAATGATTAATCCGTGGCCAATACGCTCACGAGTATCGTCCCAGCAATATTCAATTTGAACTAAATTGCTGGCACAGATCTTCCGTCCCAATTCATACGCTCCACGATCTTCATCATTACCCATTTCTGGTCTACCTCCAACATAAGACCTACCTATATTAACATCACGCGTATCATGCGTAATGTCAACACGACGATTCTTGTCACGCGCTTTACGCGGACGAGCATCCTTCATATGGTCATCCTTAGATTGAGGTTCTAATGGGAACAAATCCTCATTTGAAATTTCAACAGGACAGGGCATATGAGGACCAGAATCGCCTTCCTCAGAACGAGAAAAGACCTTGGTAGTCAGAAAGGCAGCAGAAAGTATTCCAACAACTAAAGCTATGTACGGAGAATAACTCTTTAACATAGACAAAGCTTCTTGAAAAACAGGATAAGCCGAAGTATACAAGGATGCCTTATACTTAACAAAAGCATTCTTCCACACATCAGCCATATTACCAACCGATTCAGTAGAGACATGAACTTTAACTGAAGCAGATGCTACAGCAGCAATGTGTTCCGGATTCTTAACTAAAAACTGATAAAATTCATCAACGGTCTTATTAACAGAAAAATACGGAAATACATCATGCTTAGTAGCAACTAAAAGACGTGCAAATAATGACAGATCGTCTTCTTTACACTGGGCCTTAATATTCTGCAACAACATACGTAAGCAATACAATTTGCTTCGATAAGGTTCCACATCACGTTCAAAAGCTTGAACAATCGGTAACATCCATGCTTCCAACAAATAATTGGAAACTCTAGGAGATGTATCGGGCTCATTCATAGCACACAAACTTTCGAAATCCAGGAGAACATCATTACTCTTATAGTCAAGAATAAGACGGTCATCCGGGACTTCATCAATAGCGTCCATAAACAAATCTTCTTCACCCATTTGAGGAACAGCAATTGGTTCCAACATACCCAATGTAACCAGAAACATATACTCCGGACGAGACATTTCATAAATTTCGCCGGTAACGGCGTCTTCTACTTCCAAAATATCTCCAGAAGTATCTATATCCAATTCCACATTAATGATATGCTGACGTAAAAGCGTAAGGATATCACGGGGAGTCAAAATGGCAGGAGGTTGTTCTTGAACAGGAGCTTCATTCTTAGATGAAGGTACAGAAGCACCCATCTGAGGAACGAAAACATCCAGCAACTCACGAGGTAACAAAGAGGGACCAGACACATCAGTACATAAACGATGTTTAAAAACCATCTTAGACTTAATCTTAGGTTTAACACATTTACGATAAACAATAGGCTCTTGATAAGCCTCATCGAGCTCACTCATCTTCTGATTGAAGAAATCATCCTTCAACTTATAATCAGCAACCAAGATATCAACAACTTGATCAAAAGTGTAAGTCCCAATATGAACATCAGGGTGCGCAGGGTCATATCTAATAAATTCTGAATGATAATCAGGATGAACTAGAATTTGTCCCAACGGACCACGCGGCAAATCAGGATGATTTTTATTCAACTTTCGGGACAAAAGATCACCGTTAAGCGTTTCTGGTGTAGAATACTCTTCCTTAGGAATCATATAAAAAGCAGCAGAAACGCGACGATCAAAAGCCTCGCGAGAACGAACATTCTCCATTTCTTGTCTAGTAAAATTGGTAGTAGCCAAAATAAACCTAGATTTAAAATAAGTGTTTCCTTTAGCATCAACGGCAGCCATATGCATTTGCAATGGTAGCTCATTGACAATCTTCATAATATCGGAAAACTCATTATCTATATTTTGGACACAGGTTTTAAACTGACCCAAATCATCAAAAATGACAATATGGGGATCACGGTAACCATCCCAATAAACATTAGCTTGATCTCGTTTAAAAACATATCTAAAATGTTCTTTTTGAGATTCAGCAAACTTCTCGGGAGAAAGAGTTCGTTTTTGCAATTCACAACATAGGAAATCCATCATCTGAGATTTAAAATTTCCAGGTGCTCCAGCAAAAACGGCAAAAGTAGGTTCAACACGCTTACCATCATCAGTTAATTTTGCCGCTCGAAAAACTTCGAGTATTTTAGCAATATTGTGTTGTTCATTTTTAAGTGAAGAGACAATAGGTGCCGTATGCGAATTAAAAGACAAGGTACGCAACATACAAGTAATACGATGATGCAGGGATTGAATTTCAAGACCATTAGTAAGCGTCAAAGAAAGATCATTATTTTCGTTCTTTCTTCTCAACTCATCACAGTCTTGATACAATTCCTTGACATCAGGGTCATCAATACTCATATATTTAATCCATGCAGGAAGTGTTCCAAGATTATTATAATCAAGGACCATTTCCAACAATTTAACGAAGAAAGCCAAAATGTCTTTCAACGAATCCTTCATGGATTTCAAACCTTTCAAGTGGTCCAAAATATTCTTAGGAAGGGACTTTAAACTGTAATTTTTCACATTCAAAGTGAAAAGCAACAGCGTAATAGCCTCAGCCATGTCAGAAAGTTGAAAACCAGATTGCGGAACAGCAGTGACCCAATCAAACATGGGTATACATGAACCGCAAAATTGTACAAACTTAAAAACATACTCCTTCTCAATAAAGAGAAGAATAGCAAACATGAGAATCATAATTCCAAAAGAAATTCTAGTAGGAGCATTACAATAGTAAATAACGGAGGTCAAAAAGAGCAGAAAAACTGACACCTTTTTGGCACTGTCAAAAACACCTTTTGATGACAAATCATCAAAAAGCGTTCCCAAATGATCAGCAGCACTATGATCAAGAACATGAGAGACCTTATTAAGAATCTCATTCATGTTATTGAACGTAGGAACCATATCACTCGTGAATTTTGAGATATGCGCAAGAGTATCGCGCACATCACAAGGAACATCAACGGACTTGGACAACAACTCTGTAAAGCTTTGTAGCAGGACGTTTACATTTTGAGTTGTATTATCTCCGAAGAAAAGATCATTTAAACCCCATTGGGGGACTATACCACAATCGTGCTCTTTGGTTGTGATCGGCACTGCATCGGGAAATAGAACATCAGGAATAAATGATTTATCAGTTTGTTCCAAAACTGAAAAACTGGTCTCACGAACGACGTGAGCACGGGGCTTTTGGTACACGATACCTTCACCGAAGCTGGACCTCCTACGCACAGAACGCCTTCGTTGAAGACGATGCACGAAAAAGATACGCGAACAACGGCGCATAAAACGGCGCCACTTAAAAACAAACCAACGACCAGGAGACATTTGGAAAGTACTCTTTTTTTGAAAAGAATTAAAAACAACTTTGTTGTATCTCTGACAAAGAATAATCGAGTCTGGAGTTATTGACGTAAACGACCAGCTAAAAATATCAATTAAAATTATTGAAAGACGGTCAAGCGCAACGCGAGGCAGGAAAAGGTTCTTACGAGAACTTTAAACTTAAGACGTGGGAAAGTAAACCTATTACGAATACTACCCAAAGATAACAAAATACAAAAGATAAGATGCTATAAGATAAACTTTCTTATAGACAAATCCGCAAGTATGCGTC